CGAGGGCGGCGAGAGACGCCGCGCCAGTGGCCCCGCCGCGTTGCGCCCGCGCCTTGCGCTCCTCGGTTCCCTTGCGGTGGGCGTCCGCGATCCAAGACGGAGCGGCTTGTCCATTCACGCCGCCCCAGGCGGCCGACTTGCCGCCGCCGATATGCATGGTATGCGCGCCCATGTAGCCGAGCCCCGCGCCGACGCCGGTCGCGCCCGAGGCCACCGACTCCTTGACGAACGAGGCCATGCGCGCCTGGTCAGCGCTGTTGCGCATGTCGAGCTTGCGGCCGGTCTCCGGGTCGGTGAGGTGGAGGTCGGCCGAGCCGCCGGCGTCGTGACGGGTCGAGCCGGTGCGCCGACTGCCCTTGCCGATGACGTCCTGACCGCCCGAGGTGACGCCGACGTTGACGTTCGCCGCCATAGCGGCCGACTCGAGTTGAGCCAGAAGTTCCGGCGCGATCGCCTGGTTGCGGATGCCGGCCTGTAATTGCTTAACGCGGCTGCGACCGTCGCTGGTCGCCATCTGTGGCGCGCCGCCGCCGTCGCTGGTCGCCATCTGCGGCGCTGGCGGGTTGGCGGCCAGCAAGGCGTCGGCCTTGCGGCGATGCCCGGCCATCTGGTTGCGGACTTTGTCGCGCACCGTGCCGGGCGCGCCGCCGTTATTCGCATCGGAGGCGTTGACCTTGTTCGCGTTGCCGGCGTTGATCGCGGCGTAAACATTCTCCATCCCCATGCCGGGCTTGACGCCCGTGTCTTTCATGTACTGGACGATCCCCTTCATCTGCGAAGGGACGGAGAAATCGTTGTTGAGGTATTTCTTGGCTTGCGGTTGGCCCCATTGGATGAGGCCCTTGTGCTGGCCCCACTGCGTCGTCGGGCCTTTCTTGTTCGGGTCCATCGTGCCGGCGGTCTCGTATGAGATCGCCGTTCCGAGATCCGACGCAGAGATCCCGAGCTCAGCCGCCGCCCATCGAATGCCCCCGGCCATGTCGTCAGGCGGACCGCCGCCGCTTGAGGCCTGGTTAGCGGATTGGATGCCCGCGTCAGGCGAAGCCGATGGCGCGTCCTGACCGTTAGCCCATGACGCGCTCGCCCCGCCGCCGCCAGACGAACCCCCGCCTCCACCGCCGAAACTGCCTCCGCCGCTAGAAACCGACCGCCCGCCGCCTCCAAAGCCGGGGAGGCCGCCCAAGCCCGCTATGCGCGGACCCCCGCCAGCGCCCGCCCTAGCCCCGCCTCGAGCCCCTCCGCCGCCGTCGCCGCCCGCCTCGAGGCCGCGGTTGAGGATCGCGAGCTCCTCGGTCAAGGCTCGCATCTGCGTCGACTGGTCTTCGCTATTGGCGTTCAAGTCCTGCAATTGCCGGGTCTGCTCTTGCACCAGCCGCTTGCTCTCGGAGCCTCCGCCGCCACCCATAAAAATCTCGGGACCGCCCTCGCCGACCATGTAATTGGCTCCGCTGGTGACTGGCCCGCCAGCGGCGCGGCCAGCGACTTGCCAGGGCGCATCCTCGCCAGGATCCTCGAGGCCGAGCATGGCGCGCAGCTTGGTCCGGATCGGATGGCCGCGCTTGGAATCGTTAACCGCGGTTTGCAAGACGCCCTTGAGCCCGTAGGTGCCCATATGCTGCGTCATCAATTTTAGCATCCAGTTGGGTAGGATCGAGCCCGACTGGCCAGGCTGGAAAATCTCCGGCCCTTGTTCGCCGACCAGGCTCATCTCGCCCGCCCCGATGGCGCCGCCCTCGGCGCGGCCGAACATGCCCTTGGTCTTGGACCAGAGGCCTCTCTTGGGCGCCGCGCTGACGCCCATGCTGGCGTCGGCCGCCGCCGGTTCGATCGACGGCGCGGTTCCGTAATCGCCGCCGCCCCGGCCGCCCATGCCCATGGTCGGCATCGCCGCGGCAGTCTGCGCGGCGGGCGGGGCCTGCGACTCGGCGGGCTCGTTGCGTCCCGAGAACCGGTTGACGATCCGCGCCCCGGCGTTGATCGCCTGGACTGCGCCGCCGGCCGGGGTCGTAATGGCCTTCGCCGCCACGCCGCCAAGGTTCTTCACCCAATCGGGCGGCTCGAGGTTCTTCAGCCACGCGGGCGCCGCGATGTTGCTAAGCGCGTTGACGGCGGTGCTGATGTTGGTCGCCGCCTCCGCCAACTCGGAGTTGAAGCCGCTGAGCGCGCGCGTCACGCCTGGCAGCGCGGCGGCCTTCACCGACTCCGTTATCTTGTCCCAGTTCTGGCTGATCTCGACGACGACGGTGTTGTAGGCTTGCGCATCCTTAACGCGCTTGTCCCCTAGCTCCTCTTGCTGGCGCGTAACTGCGCTGAGCTCCTCACGCAAGCGGCCGACGTCAGGGGCGTTAAATTCCCTGAGGTACTCGTTCGCCGCCTTGGCCGCCCGCGTCATTGAGCCGGTGGCGCTGTAGACCTCCTCGTAAATCTCGTTGTAGGCCGACTTGACCCGGTTGATGAACGCGGGCTGATCGTTCGACAGCGTACGCAGATCGTCGACCAACGCTTGCGCCGCCTCGCGGCGAGCGCCGACCTGGCCACGCAATAAGCTCTGTACGACCTCGCTGTTTCTCTTGTTGATGTCGGCCATCGCGGTCGCGATGCCAGCGATGTTCGACTTCGCCTGTTCGGCTGAAACGCCGGAGCGCTCGAACGCCTCGACCGTCTCTTTGATTTGCGCCGCGCCGATGCCAGTCTGGCGCGCCACCTCGCCGAGGCTCTCCATCCCCCTGGCGTATGCGCCGAGGCTCGAAAGGCCTTGATTGATCGCGACGCCGAAAGCCGCCACGCCAGCAGTGGCGAGGCCCATCGTCTTAGTGACGCCGAGCAGCGAGACGTTGCCCTTCTCGAGGCCGCCCTGAAGCCCTTTGAACTGGTCGGTGAGCTCGCGCGTCTGGCGCTTCATCCGCTCGACGCCAGCGCCCGCCGTCCCGCCGCCCATATTGGCGATCGAGCCGCGGATCTTATCGAGCTGCGATGTAACGTTGTCCGTAAGGCTGACACTCAGCCTCAGGGACTCATACTCGGTTGCGATCGGTCCCTCCTATTCAGCCGCGGCTTCGCGCTCGGCTTCGAGCCTCGCCCGCTCGGTCCGCTGCACTTCGCGGAGCCGGATCGTTTGGCTCATGTGCATGGCGAGTTCGTTGAGCGGCATACGAAGAAAGGTGTCGGGGTTCTGCCCGTAAAAATGCGCCAGCCGGTAGGCGTCTAGGACTGGATCGGCCACCCCGCCGAATTCGGCAAAAAAAAGCGCTGCATATAGAATGACGCCGAATTGTAATCGCGCCCGTCAAGCGCCCGCATCATCGGCTCGTAAACGCCCGCCAGCTCAGCCAGCATCGGCAGCATGATCTGCGGCTCGGTTATCACGTCATTGTTGCGGTCGATGCGCACCGGATTGCCGTGCTTGAAAATGTCGCCCGCCGTCGGCGCGCGGAACCGCAATTCATGGATAACTTCGTTCTTCGTGTTGCGCGTCGGCTTGTGCATCAGTTTGATGATCACCGGCCAAGTCTCTTCTTTCGGCGCCGCGTCAGGATCGAACGGCGGCGGCGCGTCGGCGTCCGATCTCTTGGCTCGATGCTCGTGCTCGATGATCGGCCGTTCAGGCTCGTTAGCTCCTGCCCCGGCGCCGAACTCGAGAACGTCGCGGCCGGTATCGAGATCATCGTCGGAAACGAAACCCTCGCGCAAAGCTTTGTGGACTGTCACGTTGATCTCCTCGCTCAGTTAATGCGGAACTTTAAGTGATGATCTCTTCCGCCGAGACCGCCTCCCAACGGATCCTCATCTGGCCGTCGCGAAGGTTGGGTTCGGTCGCCGCCTTGCACATCGCTTCGGTGAAGCTCCAGATCGTGCCGTTCGGTCCGGTAATGACGACAGTCTCGTTGACCTGATCGTCAATATCCTCGACGGCTAGGCCCGGCATAGTCGAGAAATCACCCTCGACATAAGGAACACGAGGCAATTCTTGGTAGCCGTGTACCCCATCTTGACCTGCTAACATCGTCCGTTCGACTGACGATGGGCTGACGGTGAGATTGCCTCGAAGGGCGTATTGCTCTCCGTTCACAGTAACGAAGGCGGTCCCTGCTATGCGCTGGGCCATGATGCTATTCTCCTCTTGTCGATTGCTGGATAGTGTGGGGCGGCCAGGGTCGTCGTCGTACTGGCCGCCCCTTTAGGCTGCGCCGCCTGAGCGAGGAACAGCACGCGCCTAAACTTCGACTAAGCCGCGATTTGCTCGTCGAGCATTCTGTTGTACTGAAGGCGGAACTGCGCGAGCACAGCGAAGATCCGAAGCTGGTTGATCAAGTCAGGTGGATAGAGGACGTTGAGCCGGTTCGGATTGTTCGTGTCCCGCTCGACGATCAGATGACGCTTGAAGTTCGTGATGTCCTCGCAAAGACCTCTGGACATATCAATGCGATACTGGCTCACAAGCTCTGCTTTAATGATGCCTGGCGTGGCGATACGCTGACCTGGGCCAAACCGCGTCCCATCATTCGCCAACTTGCAACGCGCATACTTGGTGGTGATAATATGACGTTGGCTGCGGAACAGTGCAGCGAGGGTCGACAACGTTGTAACAAGCTCATAGGCGTCGTCTTCGAAGCCATATAGGTTCAACTGGTAGGTCGTGGTTTCTCGCGCGATCATCGGCGTTACGTTGTCGGCCGATGATTTGATTTGCGTCGCCAGGCCGTAGCTGCCCAGGAGGTTCGTCTCGCTGAGGATGAACCGCTGATCGGGCGGGGCCATGAAGATGCCCTCGAGCTCGAGGCTTTGCAGCGGACGAGCCGGGTCGTTGGTGAGCGCGCGTTGAGCCTTGGCGCAATAGGCCGCCGCGACTTCAAAGCTCGCCGACAGCGTGCCCATCTCCATCGCCATGACCGAGGTTTGCGCGCCGTTGCGGGTCGCCCCGAAGGCGATGAGATCCGCATAGCCTCCGCGCCTGGCCGAATAGATGCCGCCGTAAAGCTGTCTCATCCATCCCCAGCGGCCGGAGTCGCCGAACCCGAATTCCTGCTCCCAAGCGCGGAGCGGAGCGTCGTCGGTGTAGGGCATGGCCAGATATTCGACTTGCGTCTCGCCGAGGTTTGAGATCGCGTTCGCGAAGTCGGGCACGCCAACGCCGCCGGTCAACATGCCGGTTGGCGGGAGCGCGATGTCGAGACCTTGCGGCAAGATCTCGCCGCCGATCGCGCCAGCGTAGTTGAGTGAAATCCGGATATCGTTGCCGCTGACGCCCGCCCACTTGCAAGTCAGGATGACGTCAGTCGGGGCCGCAAGCAGCGCCGCGCTACGCGCGCGGAGCGGGGTGACGGTCTCAGTGAGCTCGGGCGGAACGGTGTTGACCGGCGCCGAGAGAGGGGTCAGCGTGATCGGTCCAATTTCGTCGCTGTCTTCCGAGACGATGCCAGCCGAGTTCTCCGCGATAACGGTGACGCTGATCATCGTTCCGTCGTCCGCCGCGACCAGCGTATAGGTCTGCGCGTTCGCCCCCCCGATAGCCACGCCATCGCGCTTCCAACCGTAAGAGAAGGCCGGCGAGCCTGACCAGGTTCCATTGCTCGTGGATAGCTGAGTGCCGACCACGGGCGCGCCGCTGATCACGGGGATAGCGCTGTTGACCGGCGGCGACACCGGCACGGTCACCGGACCGATCGCATTGCTGATGACCGGAACCGTGCCCTCGGTGTTAGCCGCCGTCACTGTCGCCGTGATCATGTTGCCGACGTCAGAGGCGTCGAGCACATAAGTGTTCGCCGTCTCGCCAGCGATATTCGCGCCTCCACTCTGCCAGGTGTAGGTGAAGGTCGGAACCGGATTGCCGGTCCACGAGCCGTCGGTGACGCTGACCTCGACCCCAGTTTCCGGCGCGCCCGAGAGAAACGGCGCGACGTTCAAGAGCGGCGGCGCGGCGGTCGTCGACGCCGTGACCGGAAGGTATTCGCGTTCGTTGATCGCTTCGGCAATCGCCTCGGCGATCTCCTCTTCGGTATCCCTCTCGCCAACGTTGATCGGCACATGCTCGGCGCCGATGTAGAGGTGGATCGTGCCGGCGGCGGTCGGGGCCACATTGACGGTGATCGGGCCGCTAGCCTTAACGCCGTTGAGCGGCTCGGCGACGCCGACGCCCCACACCATGTCCGCAAAATTATTCCGAAAAAATGACTTAAACATCCGGCTCATCTCCGAGCCGACGCCGAAGTTCACGTCCGCTTGCGCTTGCGTGGCGATCGGTAAAGGAACGTCAGGTATAGCGACGCCTGTCTGCAACATGGTTCCGGCCAGCAAAGCCGGTTGTCGAGGCTGACCCAAGCCCGCCATCGAGGGGTCAGCCTCAATCCAGTAAAGTGGAACTTTCCAATTCGCAGGAATATTCGAGAATGAGATAGGCATTTGCAGCTCCTTGTACTTGTCTTGTCTACATCGACGCAGTAACCCGTCCCCCACTGTGGAGGATGAAACTATGCGAATTGGATAGTTGGTTTACTGGCTGTACGACGACAGCTGCCCGCTAGTCGCTAACGGCTCAGCGCGGGCGGCGCTCTTTACGTTGATCGCTAGCGAGTTTGATCACGCCTTCATCGAGACGGCGCTTGGTGAACTGGTCAAGCGGCCATTCGGCCGCACGCGCGCCCGCGGGGAAGAACCCGGCGGTCGGATGCCTCAGGATGTCACGCATCGCCACGCCTAACCGCTCGCCGACCGCTATGACGCGGACGCGCTCCTCGCCGGTGCTGTGAGCGCGGATGCGGGCCAGCATCTTCTCGCGCTTGGTGATGAACTGTTGCGACGGCCGGTTGGCAGTCCTTTGCTTAACCTCAACCATTGGGTTTCTCCTTGAGCGGCGGCGGTGATGTGAACAACAAGACTTGCCGAATTTGCTGGATGCGCTCGCGCTCTTCTGGCGTCCGGTAGACCGGGAACGAGGAGTCGATCTGCACCTCGTTGAGATCGTGGAACGGGCCGGGTGTGAAGATCCGCCGGTACTGAAGCGTGATCTCGTATTGCTTCTCGGCCACCGGGGTTTCGTTGTTGAGCATGAACGCGCCCCACACCGTGCGCGCGCTTTGCCGCATGACCCCTTCAAAGCGCGCGTTGTAAGCCGTCGCCTCGCCGGTTTCGTAGTCGGTGGTGTCCCAAAGGCTCGTCACCGACGGGTTGCACCAGAGGCCGTAAAGCAAGGCGACGTAGGCGCGCTCGAGCCGACGCTCGGCCTCGATCTTGTCGCTCTCCGCCACCATGATCGACCAGTTGATGCGGATGTTGGTGACGAAGGCGAGCGGGCCCATGTCCCAATCGCCATCGGGAGCCATCGTCTCCTCGCCGAGGTAGCAACCGAGGATCGGCAAGTCGTCGGGCTGGATCGGCAACGCCTTCGTAATGCGCGGCATGAACGAGGCGAAGAACGGCAGGCGCGTGACTTCGTAAAGGAACCGGTTGCGGATCGCTTCGCCGTAACTGCCCCCCTCCGGTGTCTCGTCCTGGCCGTATAGAAACGCGTGATCAGCCATAAGGACGTCTTACCGGAGGCCGCCAGGCGAGATCGTCGGCCAAGCGGTTTCTGGATGGTTGGATCACCGTCGCGCCCGACGGCGCGGCGACAGTAGTCGTGTAATCCTCGAGCACCAGGTTGGTCATGCCGCCGCCATCGTCATGCGCCGACAGGATGGTGAAGGTCCCTTGAGCC